CTAAAGCCCCAAGTAGCCCCATAAGTTCCAGAAAAGACAATTGAAAAGTTTGCTTGATATTTACCAAAACCTATATCTGATACAGAGGTTATATTATATTGACTGCCTACCATTGTAGCGGCAGCATCATGGTTTACCCAAGCTCTTGGTATATTGGTAATTGTTGGTGCAGTAGCATCTTGATTTGCAAATGATTTAAAGTTAGACATAAGCAAATTCATTTTGCTTGATGTTAAAACTTCACCGCTAGAAAAAGACAAAGCTGTAAAAGCCATTATGAAACTCCCGTTTCGTTTCTTTCAAAGAATACTGCCGTTGCACTAATTGGCACATTATAAGAATCTTGAGTATTGTTAAAATAATGATGCATAACAGGAAAGAAAGTATAAGGTGCTGTACCAATGTTAAAGAAAGGCATAGAATAAACAAATTGATTGTCGTGTTGGTCAGTATCATGAGCATTTCCTAAAGCATAAATAGAGGGTAAGTTCACAGAGTTTACTGTAACCATTGAATATGTGAATGTAAAATTAATGTTATATGAGCCTGCGAAGTTTTGAGTTACAGAACTAACTCCATCTGAAAAGTTTATAGTTGTTCCAGAATAATTTACTATTGCTTTTGCTCTATTAAATCTTGGAGTAACACCAGTTTCCTTATTTGCAAATGCAGTGAAATTAGATTGCACTGCTGACATTGCACTATCTGTTAATGTCTCTCCAAACTGAAACGATACATTCTCAAAGCCCATCTGTTGCCCATGTCATTACAACTCCAGCTTCAGCTAAGAACGGGTCAGTATCGCCTGGTTCTGATGCTCTAGCATAGACTGTAATGCTTCCTCCTGATTTTGATTGACATGCGAATTGATAGTTTTCACTAGCTTCTCCGCCATCTTTTGCCATTTGAAAATTAGCACAATAATTCTCTGTAGAGTAAGAATTAGTCCAATTAATTTGATATGTTCCATAAGCTGCATATACAACTGAAGATACACCGACACTCATAAATTGATGCATTGCTCCGAGTCCACTAAAATAACAAACTTTAATCCCTTGTCCAAACAAGTTGTATTCTGATGAATCGCCTTCTGCTATAGCATCAAAATTGCCTTGCAATTGATTTAATTGAGTAGATGTAAGTTTAGCTCCAAAAGCAAAATTTATATCTGTAAATGCCATGAGATTATGCTAACACAGACACAGTGTTATTCAATGTTCCTAAATCTGGGTCATCTAATTCAAATACTGTTATGTTAGATATCGCTATTCCATGACCAACAGATAAGTCTAATGTCATTGTATTGTTTTCAATATCAATAGTGTTACCAATCAAAGTATATGGTTGGTCTGTTAAACCTACTTCATCAATATTGACATAGACAATATCGCCTAATTGTTGTTGCATATATTTTAAAGGAGTTTTAATATTAAGTGCAACCTCTGGTTCTTTTCTTCTAAATACAATTCTATCGCCTAAGTTTGCTGCTCCAGCAGTATCGACATACCAAATAACATTTGATGTTGGTTGCTTTCTTATAACATTGTAAGAATTTATCGATGCAGTGTTATCTCTTGTAACTGTTGATGCTGGTCCAACAACTGCATTAGATTGAACATTAAAGGAAACAGGCACAGTGTATCTGTTGCACATATCATAAGCATCACCTTTAGCTTCAAACGAGATTATATCGCTACCAGAAACAACTGCACTAAAGCTGTTATTGCCTACTAAGTTTCTTCTGAAGTAAACTTTGTTGTTAGCTTCTACATAGATTGCTGAATCAGTTATCTCGGCAATACCTTGTAATGCTTGAACATAATTTGTACCATAAGGGAAGAAGCCTTGTACGACTATTGATTCTGAGCCAAATGTGTTTTTCCAATCTACCCATGATTGATAATCTATATCTGTATTAGAAGTAGTAGTTGTGCTGTCTAGCCCTGCACCATAAGAATTAGATGTTAAAACATTGAATGTTAAATCAGCAGGATTCCAATTAGAATTTATAAAACTTGCACCTTGTTGTGATGTAGTATCTGTTGATACAAATACTTGAGACAAGATGTCCATTTGATTTTTAAAGTTTAATCTTACAGTTGAATTATTATAATTAGCATTTATTAAAAATCCTTTTCCTACACATCCAAAATCTGCAAAAGAAGGATTATATTGATAACCAAAAGCAATCTCACCTGAGCTTCTAAAATTAGTCCTATTTTGTATTACCTCATTCATAAGCTGTGATGCATTTTCTAAAGTTATGGTAAATGGTTTGCCAACTACATCTTTATATGCCTTTGAAACCGCAGGGAATCTAATAACTCTATCACTGAATACAGAATTGTTAAATGAAAACTGTTTTACTATGGAACGAGGATTTGTAGATTGTTGTTCATTTACGAAAAATGGTGTTAGTTCATGACCTAACCTACATTTACTTTCTACAATAGTTCCTACTATCATAGAGCCAACTTCTGTTTCTAAATCTACTCCATCTGCTAATAAACCACGACCAATTGATGGTGTTCCAACTACTGTTTCAAAATCAACACCTGTTAACACAATATCTTCAGATGTTGTTAAGAATAATGAGAATGAGCCAACTGAAGTTTCAAAGTCTACACCTGTTGGACTTAGACCTTCAAAAGATGTTGCAAGTGTAAAACTACCAACTGTAGTTTCAAAATCAACCCCATCTATCTCTAATCCACTTTCTAAAAGCTGATAATTAATATAAGGGTTTTTATGCCAGTAACCTCGAATTACAGGTTTTTGTTCTTTTGGCAGATTGTAATAATGTGAATATTCTTCTAAACCTGGTGTTCTACTCTTTGGTGTTTTTGGGTTTAAATTATTTATATCAAGATAATAAAATGATAAATGGTTATTTTTTGGTGTTCTAACCTTCTTATCTTTTGATATTAAATGATAAGTTGATTGAGCTCTATATGTACCAATGAAACTTCCAAGCATAGTTTAATTATATACTATGATTTAGAATTGTGTTATTTCAAAAGGTACAGTAGGTCCAGTTCCAGAACTTAATACTACAGTTATGCTAAAACCTTTGTTTGTGTGCATTGGTGGTTGAAAGAACATTGGCTCAGTTTGAGCACCAGAAAAATTGTCTTGGGTTACTGTTATATGACCAGATGCAACAATTGTGCAATTTTTTACATTTATATTTAAATTAGCCCCTGATACCATTGGAGTTAAATCTATTAAAGCAGAATAAATTCCACCAACAGCAGTTGAAAAAACTGTTGTTGTTCCACTTATTGCTTGAGCTCCTGTTGCTACTACTGTTTGTGCCATTACTTATCTCCTAAATCATTATCCCATATAACTTTCAATTCTTCAACTGTTGTAGCTGAAGTAATTTCTGGTTTAGCAGGAAAATCTCTTAATTTATTTTTAGTTTCTACTATTGCAGAAGTATCTTCTCCTGCTTCTTGTGCTCTCATATATTGAATATCTAATTCTTCAAGTTTTGGTTTTCTAGCTATTCTTATCTTATCCCTCCAGACATTTCGGGCTTTTTCCATATCTATTGTTGGATTCATGTCTGCATCACAAGACCAAGCATTTCTAAATTCATTATCAAGAGAATCAAGGTCTGTGCTTTCTATAATTCTTGCACCTTCTGGACAATCTTTTGCAGCTATTTCTTCAATTGTTAGTCCACAGTTTTCTGCTGGTACACATACTGCCATGATTCCATTTTCTTGATTATAAATAATAACTTTACTCATACTTAACTCGGTTTAGGATATGTAGATTTTACACTAGCAATGTGGTCTTTCCAAGTTGTTGTACCATCAACACTATCGTGATACTGCATATCAAGTTGGTCTTCAAGTGGTTTATATGCTTTTGCTCTATCTCTTTGATATTGCTTTGCATCATAATCTGCTTGAAGCTCTGCTTGTTTTGCAGTTATCTGGTCATTGGTAATATTATTTGGATTACCATCATGCCATGTAATACCATCTAAACTTTCGCCATTTACACTTACTTGTGCATTTGGGTCTAAAGCTAAAATTGCTGATATTATATCTGTCATAATTAATCTCCTTTTATGCTGCTATTTCCATAACTGTGAATGTAGATGTAAACCTACCTGTTATTGAAGCATCTCCATCACCTTCGTTACCCCTATTTACATAAGCTGTACCACCACTCTCTGAAAATATTTGAACTTTATATGTGGTTGCACTTGTAGTGCTTGGACTATCCAAAAATTCTATACAATAATCAAAGGTTGGGTCAGCAGAAGTAGCCCCCCATTGTCCACCTGTGTGTGCTCTTGTTCTATTACTAGCAGCATCATGTCGACCAATTTCAGTTGACCCTCTTAATATAAATATAGGATAAAGGTATGGAGCAGTTCTAACAAGTCCGATATTTAATCTACCTGTAATCAAAATTTTATTAGAAGATGATGATGGAGTAATTGCTAATGATAATCCTGTAACATCTACTTTTGAGCCACTTGTTGTGCTAAATGTGTCTGTCTTCGTAGTGGATAAAACCTGTAACACTTTACCTGCTGTAATTGTATCTGAAGCACCTAAATCAATTGATGTCCCATTAACTGTCACACTATCATTTACTAATTTAGCATTAGTTATAATTCCATCACTTATTTGTTGTGCTGATGTTATTTCTCTACCACCCTGTATTGCCATTATCCTGCTATCTCCATTAATGTTAAAGTTGTTGCACCTGTAAAACCTGTATTTAAACCTCTACGATTAATATACATTGTTGCATTAGCTGTAATTACTTTTAATTTATAAGTCAATTCAGATGTGCTAGATGGGCTATCTATATATGTTGCAGTCATAGACATCATTGCATTATTATTAGTAGAGCCAGCTGTATTGATAAGAGCAGATGTGATTCCAGCACTTGGCAATCTAGTAGAATCTCTATCTACAAAAAATGAAGCATCACCATCTGAAGCATTTGTAAAAGGTATAACAGCTTGAACATAAATCTTACTTGATGTTGAGCTTGGAGTTATTGCAGCAGTTAACAAGTCTGCTGCTGTTGCACTACTGTGAGTTGACTGTGTGGTATTTACTGCATTTATAACTTGTAATATTTTGCCAGGTGTTGCTAACTTAGAACTTACAATACCTGCACTATCAGCTATTTTAGCATTAGTTACTGTTCCATCTTCTATCCTACTTATTCTTCCTGCTACTGGCATTATCCTGCTATCTCCATTGCTGTTATTGTTGAAATACCTCTAGGGTC